TTTCTAATCAAGTTCAATGCTAGTTTCAATCACTTTTTCATTGTTTATTTCTGCATTTTCGTACTGATCAACTTCACCTGCATTTAATTGATTGAAAAATTTGGTTATAAACATAGCTCTGGCTTTGTTTTGTGTTTCCTGTGAAAACCCTGCCTCTTCCATCTTAATAATATCTTCAAGATCTTCGGAAGTTGTAAAGAAATCAAATGTTTCATTATAGATGACATTTGAAGTCAAATCACCCTCAAAGTAAAAAGCAAAAGAGTTTGAAACCCATCTTTCTAAATCCATTATTCCATTTACTTTTTTAGAAAGTTTCTCTTGTCTCTTTTTATCGTTCCACCTTTTAGATTCTGCACTTTGTTGCGAACCTGAACTCTGGATGGAAAGGTTGTTTACTTTCATCACTTCATTATGTAGCTCACTTCTATCTTTTGCAATTGAGTCACCTGTTGCTACATCAGGGGAAAGGTAAAAAGGGGCTTCATTACCTTCTGGAATAAATAAGGTTGAGTCGACTTCTAAATTTATATTGCCTTTTTCACCATACATTACCAAAGTGTTAAAAGTATTTGTGAACTGTTGCTGATTGATTAAACTATTTTGGTTATAAATAGCAATTGAGGTAGTTGCAGTATCTAAATGCCTAGAAAGTGGTAATCTTTGTTTATTCCATTTTTTAGTTGTTGAATACATAAAAGGTGCGGACGTTTCGACTTCCTCACCTGTAAGGTTTCCGACACCATCAGTTTGGGAGGTGTACCAAACACCATTTTTTATGTAATAACTTCTATAAGTAATTTCTATTTCAGAAACTCCAAAATTCATTAAACCTTGTGTACTTGTAACATTTTGATATTTTAAGAATATCAGCCTGCCTAGCTCATCAAAAGCATAAGATTTGATATTTTGAGGCTCAATGTAAAATACATAAGGAAAAGCTCTATCGTTTAAGGCTTCAAGTTCTGTATCAACATCGGAATCGAAGTTGTCCATAAAGCAAAAAACACAACCTAGTATTTCAGCCTTTAAGTCTATTTCTTGAATGACATTTGTTAGGCTCGCACCTGCGGTATCTGCATCAGCAATAAATTCTTTATAGATAGTATCGTTACCCTCTGAACTCCTTGCAACCTTATGTGAAAAGATAGGGTCATTTAAAGAGTCGACAACAGGTGCGAAAATATTCCTGTAATTAGCAATCTTTTTCCTATTCTCATAATCTTTTGTTTTTTCTCTTGGTGACTTAATCAAATAATTTTTACTATAAAAACCACCACTCCCAAAATAACAATCATTTAAAAGAGTATAATTCTCAATATCTTGTGTATGTATCTCAACAAGTAATTTTCTTTTTATCAGTTCTTGTTCTATTGTGTCCATGTTTTACCTACATCGTAAAGATTGAATTGAAGTTATCACCCGACTCAATCCTGTTATTTTTCAAAAATGGTAGCATTCTCATATTAAAATTATCAAAATAATCTGGTGAACGCCCATTCATTTCTTTTTTCCACTCTTTTTTTGGTATTATTTCAAGTTTTCCATCTTCATCAGCTCGCCAAGTCTTTAAATTTTCCAAATCTTGAATCAAAAGTTCTTTTTCTCTGGCCTGTAAATCATAATCAAACCACACCTCGCCCTCTTCAACCAATTCAGCAAACTTGTACGCACATTCTGTTTTTATGTTCTTATATATTTGATTCTTTGCTTTTCCATTGGCTTTGAACTCTTTTGATCCTGCAATATGCCCTGTTAGCCCTTGGCCTACACCATCAGCATCAAATATAACATTTGAACCCTTTACCCTATGCCTTTTTTTATACTCTTCTAAGATGTGCAAAACCTGTTTTCCGTTGGACTTATCAACAGTCTTTACATCCTTAATCGCTAAACCCTCCCAATAAAACAAAACATATTTATCACTTCCTTGGTAGGCTATATCGGCTGTAATCCATTTATCAGAACCCTCAACATGAGTATTTTCAAACATAGATGTAATTGAGTCATCGGTAATCATTCTTGTCTCGTCATCGTCATAATCCCAATTTCCATAAAATAAACGCTCACGCTTTACTTTGTCGGGTTCATTCCTTAGCTTTTCAACATAAGATTGTGGCAAGTGTGGGTTATCTTTGGGCAAGGATTGAATATATTTAACACCTTTTTCTTCGTTTTTATCTTTCCAAGGCTTAAAAAAGTGACGATACAACCAGTTTTTAGTTGGGTTTGCAGATACCAAAACCTTGTCTTTTATTCCGTATTGATCATTTTTCCATCTACCTACACGCAAATTAAGATATTTAAAGGCCTCCCTATGTATACCACCTGCCTCTTCAAAGAAACCACAAGTGTATTCAGTCGAACCCAAGTCATGGAATTCAGGGTCTTTAGGCTTAAAGGCAACATCAATTAAACAAATCTCTGAACCATTGCAGAATTTTATGATATTATACTTTCCATCAAGTTTATAGTCTTCACCATAGGACAAACCCCAAAGCCTGCAAACTTCCACAAGTGTGACATACGTTGACATCATAATTTGCTTTAACTGATCTCTGGCGATGAAGTACCTTGTTTCTGGATAAGCAAAGCACATAAACAAAAGCCAATCAACTCCAAGGAAAGTTTTGCCACCGCCTGCACTACCACCATATAAAATTTGGCTAAACTCTTTATTGCTTGGATGTAAAAGTTTTAAGGCTTCAACTTGTTTATCAGTCAAATCCATAAGGTCAAAATCTTGTCTTTTGAATAGAGAAATTGCAATTTTAAAGTTTTCAGTTATCAAAAGCTAAAACACACCTTAAAATAAATACATAAGAAAATTATTAATAATATAAGCAATATTTTGTTAAACATTATACAGGACTTGAAACCTTTAATATTTTGTTTTTTAATTCTTCATTGCCTTCAATCATATAGGCGTGGTGGTATATTTCATTCATTTTCAATTGAAAGTCAAATAACTCATTGATTTGATTTTGATTTGAATCTTTCAACTTTTCAATTACACTTCTAAAAATCTTTTCTTTGTCATCTCGCATTTTTCAATCTTCTTTCCAAATAGGCAATATATTCATTTTTTCTTTCTATTGATCTACGCAAAGAATCAATGATTAAACTTTTCTTGTCAAAAGTATTAAGGAAATTTTTCTTTTCATCTTCAATTATTCTTTTAGCAATTTCAGTCATTTAGCTTTTCCTAAACTCATTTAGCTTTTTCAATAACTCAATCGGCATTGCATCGTAATTGAATTCTGAACTTTCAACTTGATTATCAATTACTTCTTTGCGTTCTATATAACCACGCTTCCTGCCCTTAGTCTTTAAATAGAAAATTGTAGAACTTGCTGTGCCTTCTTTTATTTGCTTATGTAATTGAGACTCCACAAAATCCAGAGCAATATTCTCACAATCATCACAAGACTTTGCGAACTCTTTATCTGAATTATAATATTCGTAAAAAGTAGACCTTGCAATTCCAACCACTTTACAAGATTGAGTCACATTTCCAAGGGTTTTTTGCATCGCTTCAATCAATCCCTTTTTAGTCTGTTCGATTTTGTTTGGCATTAATAGACCTCTTGGTTTAATAACTTGGCTTTTTTACCTGTAAAATTTTCCCATCTTTCTACTATAACATCGCAGTATTTCGGGTCAAACTCAATTGTTCTACATTTCATTCTATTTTGCTCACAAGCAATCAAAGTAGAACCTGAACCACCAAAGCAATCCATTACTACATCACCTTTTTTGGAGCTATTGTTTAATAAGTATTCAATTAGTTCGGTTGGCTTCATTGTAGGGTGTTCCTTATTCCTTGTTGGTCTGTCAAACTCAAAGACACTAGTTTGCTTTCGATCACTATACCAATTATGTGCAGAACCCTCTTTCCAACCATATAAACAAGGTTCATGAATAAAGTGATAATCCTTTCTCCCCATCACTAATGAATTCTTTTTCCAGATTAAAACTTGTGCTAATTTCCATCCAACATTTTGAACACTAGAGCTAAAATTAAAAGTCTCTACATCTGCATAAAATATATAATACGATGCACCTAAGTTTAAAAAGGCATCAACATTTGAGAAAACATCAGTTAAAAACTGATTGAAATCTCCATCAGAAAGTGAATCATTAGCTATTTTTAAAGCCTCTTTTGTTTTTCCCTCGTAAGCTACATTATATGGAGGGTCTGTTATGAGTAAATCAATCATATCTCCATCTAGTAACTTTTCAAACGCATTTATGCTTGTAGAATCCCCACACATTAACCTATGGTTTCCAAGCTCATATATATCACCTAACTTTGTTTTTGGTATTTTAGGGACTTCAGGAGCATCGTCTGGATCTGTTAAACCTTGCGTAAGATCTTCTAATACTTCTGGCAATTCATCCAAATCAAAACCAAGAGACTCAAGTGTTTCTGTGTCGAATAAGTCTGTCAATAACTTGAAATCAAATTCACCTGTGTTTCTGTTTAGTCTAACATTAAGCTCTTTTTCCTGTTCTAAAGGCAAATTAACTTCAACAGTAGGCACTTCTTTCCATCCTAAAGAATCCATTGCCTTAAGCCTTTGGTGACCTCCAACAATTACATTCTCTCTTCCTTCCTGCTGATTTACGACAATAGGCTCAACACATTCAAAAGTTTCAAGCGAGTTTTTTAATTGCTCAAAATCTTTATCATTTATCTTTCTTGGATTGTAATCAGCTTTTATAAGCTCATTTATTTTTCTGTTTATTATTTTCATATTCTTGTACCTGACCACTTTTTAAACATTGTAAACGTATTTTATCTGGCTTATATTCATTAATATAATATATACCATCCTTATAGGCTAAAGCATCAAATAAATCTAAATCGTGTTTTACTAAAAAAACCACATGATCCTCAATAAATCCTTTTAACTCTAAAAATTTGTGT